CTCGGTAATTTACACACACTTCCCGTCGCCCGAATCACAAGTGACTCTATTATAGGGGAAGTTTTATCCAGCCAGGATCTGGCACACGTCAGTTTGTGGTCACAACATGCGTGCTTGCTAAGGTCTACAAGGTCTCTGCTCTCTCGAGTTGGCACCGAGACAAGTACCAACCCAAATGCCCGCCAGGCATTGTGATGTATGAATGTGTTATAGAATAATACAGCATCGATCCCCCGTCCCGTCGGTCCCGAAGGTGACATCGCAGTTCACGTCGCGCCTGAGCACTTCTGTACGCTTCCAATTCACTTGAATATGCATTGATTTTTCTTCCTCGTCGGAGCCTACTGGGGCGCTGGTCAGGGCGCGTCTTCGGTTGTCCAATTTTGGGGTTTTTGTGTTTTTGTTTTTGTTTTTAGGTTTGTGGGTCCTTGAGTGCTTACCGGCACCCATGGCGGGACTTGTTAAAGGGGCCTACAAAGTGTTTGTCACCGTCGCGTAATCAATAGCGGCGACTTGCAACTTCGTAGAAAGCAGGCCAGAGCCGGTGGCTGCGGCTCCAAATACCATACTGTCACCCGTTTCACAACGAATCCGCAAAATTTGGATTATTGTGGCTGCCGACAGGGCTGTGTACAGTAGTTGAACGGTCGAGGTCGTTCCAGTAGTTGATAAGGCAGGCAAAACACTGGCGGCAGTGAATGTACCGTTACCTTGCACAATGTACGTCATCAAATACTCTCCACCAGCTATAACCTTCAAAGTTGTGTTGTCGACGCGGGAGAATGGGAATGCCACACCACGGGTGCTACTGGCCGAAGCCGTAATACCAAATGGCGAGGTTGCCGCAGCGGTAGATGTGGAGATCTCACCCCCAACATCAATACCAGCAGTCGGCTTCCGCAACTCAACCGTGTACTCAACGTACAACTCGCCACCCACGACATTATTCCCGTACGACGTTGACAACCAGAGGTTGCCCATGTCATACGTTTTAACGTCCAAATTGGCAGCTAAGGTTCCAGCACGCACATAGCGGAACTGGGAACTAGTGGGCACAGACAAATCGTTATTCATCCAAACGTTGCATTCGGAGTTCGGAATTGTTTGTGCCTGCTCACTTTTAGTCGCTGGCGCCGCATCAGCAGCATCGTAATCAAAGCTCATCATCACCACACCAGGTGTGGCTGACGATGCCACACTACGAAACTCGTAGCGTAGACGCTTGAAGCGATACTCCTCATAACGACGAGCGATCTTGGAGAGCCAAGGGAAAGACCCAGACATGCCTGGGTTACATGGGAAACCCACGGTGGAGAAGTCTAACTCATTATCCACAGGTTGGAGAAAAGTGCGATGACTGATCTCTACTGTGCCGTCAGGCTTCGTTACCATCCGTGGGGCCGCCCCCGTGCGGCGCGTGGCAAAAGCCACCGGTGCCGCACTGACCGTGTCGTTCCGTAGTTGTTTGGCCGTAGCCTGTGGCGCACGCAGTCCGGAACCGGAACTGCCCCCACGCAGATGTTGTTTATTACTCGTTTTGCTCATTTTGTCTTCTGAATAATCAAGTGGTCTTAGTAGAGCCTGTGTCCCAACTATTGCTCCCATGACTGTTCCCCATCCACCAAGCCGCATAGCGGACTCGGCGAACAGTTTATCAGCCGCGAGCAAATCCTCGTTGTTTGCATAGCTTGCGTCGTGTGCCCTGCAGAGCTCGTCCAACTCATCAACAGCCGGCACATCAGAGACAACGCTTCGCTGGACCTTCCCAGCACTCCACCACGGACCACAATAATTACCAAAGGGTTTCATTTTACAAAGGTGCGTGATCAATTTCTTCTAGATTATCAACCGGGCGCGGGACCGAGTCAAAGACGAGAGAGTCATACCACTCTTCCAACGCCACTTGCTCGTCGGGGGTATAGCCCCACGCCGTGAATACATCTAGTCTGGCCTTTGGCGTAATGGGAGCCTCCTTGCTCTCCATACCCATTGCCAGAAAACGTGCGCCACTCTGCATGGCCACGCTATCACACATCTTGCTCTTGAAGCCCTGCCGCATGTACGCTTTGTACATAGCCTGCATTATGGGAACCCCCCCACACAATGCTAGCCCGCATTCTCCGACGGCATGCAACCACTTACGCAGCACGTTCGGGGTCTTTAGTGGTATAATGGACATCGAGTCTTTCTCTCTCGCCTTATCCAAGTTCCTCACCATCACCCAACCATTGCTCGTCTCAATAGGTTTCATTTGGCAGAATTCCACCTGTTGGACCTCGTACACCGGCGCCTCGATCGTCATGCGAAATCCCATTTCCATGAACCAATCATTTAGGCCCGCCATAAACTTCCCCAGGTCACAACGCTCCATGAACACCTGGCAATCATCACCATTGTTCATGAGCTTCACGTGGACTCCCTTCTCAGTTGCGTACGACCAGACCATCGCACACATAAGCAAACAGTTCCCCAGTGCCGTGTTCATATCTCCACTGAACCTACGACCACGCACACTGTACTTGAGCTTTCCATCCTCACACCTCCCCACACCTTTGTTGTCTACTTGCCATCCAAGTAGCCTAACAAGTTCTGGATCCGCGGCATAAATGGCCTTATAGATAGAATGCTCCCACTCCAACATCTCCTCACTCACGTGCATATCAAACTTTGTGGCGTCTAACCCCAGCGCCACGCAGTCAGCGAAACTATCCCATTTAGCCACCAAAATTTCGGCGACCTGCTGGACATTGAATCCCTTGACTACGGTTATCTTGTCACCAAACACCTTGCCTATCGCAGCATACATCCTATGCTCGATGTGTTTGATGTAACAACCCAACCCAACATTATAGACCGGATGTCGGGGTTGAATGCATCGTGGAGCTTTTCCAACTGGAACTTTCTCACACTTCACGAACGCTGCGCTAACACTATGCTTGCGCTGAACGCCATAATCACTGTACTCGGCAACTGCCTGTTCATAAATCGTCCGTTTCCGTCCGCGATACATCTGAACGAATTGTTCAGGGGAAATCTTGGTGGGTCGGCCGATCTTCCGAAGAAGCCTGTTGCGGAACACTTGCAATCGTGACTTGATGATATCCCTGCTTGGACGGGGTGGACTTACGAACACCCCCCCCACGTCACAGAAATACATCCTCTCTAACAGAGCACATTCCAACGTTCGAATGTCAGGGTTATTTATTTTCAAGGAACGTTCACTGGTCCCCACACCCCCGACGATGTAGAGTGAACGCTCCCGGCAGGGAGTCTGGCCCATGGTCACTTTGAGCTGCGGATGCACAAGACTACTCTTATGGCTAACACCAGTGACCACTGCCAAACCCCCTCACCATTGCTTAGCCGGCCCCACGCCACCATACGCCGACTTGCGATCGGCGGCGGCACGGGATCGACCCCACTCAGCTGCATGAATGTCCGCATCACTCGGGACAAACGCCAGCTCCAGAATGAACGGTAGCTGTTTGCTGATTTGTGTGGGCCGCACACCATGTTTCTGCATGATACCTGCGGCAAACCTCCGGACTGACAAGCGGTTGGCCTCAGTGTTATTTGGCACCCCAAACTTAACACGGACCTCCTCTAACACACTCATCGCATACGCATTCTTCATCTTACGATGGATACGTCTGTGCTGCCGGACCTCAACCTTCTCGGTGTTCAGGGCATAGGTGTCCGTCTCCGTGCGAACAGCTGCTACCCCCAAACCACCACCCATGCCTGCGCCACCAGTATATGGTACCAGTGCGGTGGATCGACTCACTTCGTTTGAGTACACCACCGGGGCGGAGATGGTATGGTTGATAAGGCACTCCTCTGCCAACATCTCATCCACCTCCTGGGCCAGGAAGAATTCCACTTCCCTACTCGCTCCTTCATCTTTGAGGTACTGTCGAAGCACGCAGTACCAATCGACCAAACCAAACATAACCCAAGACTCAACCTCGGACGCTGGTGTCGACTCCCACAATCGCTGGACGCGGTCATTCACACTGAGTGAAGCTGTACCACCAATCTCATAGTGGTCCCAGAACTCACCCAGTGCGCGAATGCGCACAGCACTCTTGAAGCTCAGATCGCGTTTCCAACTCTTCACAGAGGACATACTCTATTGTTGTGACGAAGAACAATATG